ATGTTCCTTCTGTGTGCCATTTGCAGAACGCAAATCGATGTAATGGATCCATGACCGAACTGAGCCCGTCATGTAAATTTTGGTGGGACATGCCAAAGGAAGCACAAAACGAGCACACTCTTTTGCAATCGACGCATCAAGCATTTCTTTGTAGAGTTTCATTCCTGCTTCAAAGTGTCGTTGCATTTTGATTTGGAACTCTTGGCGGGTAAACGCATCAATATCATCAATAGAATTCTGACGATTCTTGGTGTCTTGTCTGCGTAGTTCAGGTAGAGGGATCTCCTCCGCGAGTAAGGAAGAATCAGCATAGCGTTGTGAGAATTCCTGATAGGTAAATGAACGATGTCGAAGCACTTGAGCCGCAATTCCTCTAGTAGTATTCAACTCCAGAGTCATATATGCTTGCTCAAAGATACTCCAGTGTTGATGCTTCACACAATACTTCAACAATCCAGAGAACTTCTCATTCTCCTGGTTATTAGGGTTTGACACACGGGCACAGTATGCCATGTGCTTCTCTGCATCAGGAGTTACGCTGATTAGTTTTACGTTGTTCTCGCTCATCAAGTGTCTCGTTAATAATGTCCTTTAGTTCTTGTCTTTCTAAATCAGTAAAGACATTTCGTTTTGGTATCACCAGTGGTGGATAGGATCTTTTTGATTTTTGTTTACCATCACTAGGTAAACTCATCCCCTGCGTATCTATCTTATCCATCGTCGTCCTCAAAAACTTCGTCATAATCTAATATGTAGTTGGAAGCAGGATCATCAAAATTTTCTTGTTTGGTCGTGTATACATCTACATCAGAGTATACTTCAGACTCTAGAGCATTAACCAGCAGTTTTAGATTCTTTACTATCAGTTTTAGTTTATCTCTTTCCATAAAAAATGGGAGGTTTCCCTCCCATCTTAACACTATTCAATTGATTTGACAATCACTTGGTGTAAGTGCGTCCACGATAGCAGAAAGTCCCGTGAGACTCTTTGCTTTCTACACAACGAGTAGAATACTCAACACCACGATATGAGGTGTGGGTAATCTGTGCGTTGTGAACTGCAGATGCTTTGTTGATCTGCTTCTTGATCATGTTTAGTGTGTTCATTGTAGATACTCCTAAAGTAATAGAGGGTTTTAATCCCCGTTCCTTCAGTCGTGTGCGTCCCATGGATAGCACTCAGGTGTTGATTCCTTCATGACCTCAATCAATTCCACCTTCATTTCAGGAGGAATATTCTCATTTGTTTTCATCCGAAACATAATTGAATCGGCTTGAGCACATGTGAGTGATGAATAGAATAATAGTTCTAACATGGGATGAACGGCTCCGTTCCGCGACTTACTTGCGTCCCACCCTAGAGCGGGATGAACGTCAGGTCTATTATAGACCTCATATTCTATTTAGTCAAGTGTCTTCGTATCAACACGAACATTTTATTATTTCTAAAAAAGCATACCTTTGTTACTCATATACTTAAGAGTTTCTTTTAAGGTTCCACGGTGTTCTAGTCCAATTGCAATTTGAGGATACTCTGCTTCAGCACCAAACTCAGCATGAAACTGATTGCTGGTAAAGTCATCATCTAAAACAAAGACTCTTACACTTATAGAATCATCAAACTGGACACTTTTAAGGAGACTCTCTGCCCTTTCACATTCTTGACTTCTATTAGAATAAATTATTGGTTGCATTCTTTATCCTCCGTATATTCAATGACAATTCTCTTGTATTCTCTACCAGAACTATCTTTAATGTAGAGTTTTTTAAGTTCCCCATTCAGGTCGTTAGCAATTTCATGCAACTTCCCCCAAGGTATTTCTTTTTCAGTCACGTTGCCTCCAGTCATCAGTTTTTTCGTGAGAAAACCAGTCTGCAATATCATCAGCACTACTGAACCCCGATGAATGATTAGATGGATCAGGGTCCCCAAGGTCCATCTGGTTCATAAAATCATCAAGACCACCTTCCCTCATGTCAGGATTTCTTGCTTGCCTACGTGCTTTCCTTAGTATTGATGATGCACTTTGATTGGACTTTGCTAATTTGTTTGCCCAAATCATATCATCTAGACTTACTTCTTCATTAAGAATTATCTTTTCACAGATTGCTTCAAGTCGCAACCTATATTGGGTAGAAAGCATACGTATTTACCTGCTGGTATATTTATTCCGCACCATACTCATCAACAAGTTTTTCAACTTTTGTTTTTTTGCCATGAAGTTTTTCAATCTCATGCATAGATGATTTTGAATACTTTTTTATTTTCTTATAACTTTTGATGAGTTTTTGAATCTCCTCATGAGGCATTTCAACTTCTACATCAAATAACTTTTTTTCAAAACCTTTACTCATTTTCTTTTCTTCTGTTCTTTTGGTTTAATACCCCAGAGTTTTGGATTGATAGATCCATATCCGAAATCAATTTTTTGAACTGATCCCTTTCCATATCGATCATAATACATATCAAACATCTTTGATACTTTATTACATCGAGTAAGATCCATACACTCTACGCCATCAACAATGTACCAGATAAGTCTTGCATCTGTAGGAAAAGACTTATCATTTGCAATCTCATGGGTTGTTTTCTCTAATAGAATTTGACAATCATAATCAGATGGATTAACTTTACTTTCCTCTGACCCATAATTGGCCATTTCTTTCTCCTCCGTTTTACTAGGCATTTCACCTAATTGATTTGCCATCAGGAACGACCTCCCCACTGAATATCAGGATATGCTTCAGAAACCATATTTTTTGTCAATCTATATTTGTCAGTAAGAAGTCCATCCTTTACCAGAATAAGAATCTCTGCTTCTTTAGGATGAAGTCCTCTAAGAATATTAATAAACATCATCTCTCTACGGGTTTTCGTAAGAGAATCATTACCACCCTTCACAAAGTTATAGAGATTAACCCATTCTTTGCGGAGAGAAGTTTTGTTTCTACCATCAAGATCTTGTCCCGTTGCAGATTCACCACCTGCCATCTCTCTAGAAATATTTTCCGAAAGAGAACCTGCATATGCAGTTTGTTCAGTAGGTTCAGCATAAGGAACTTCACCCTCAGGAATCATAGAGATAACACTCTCATCAAAATTCCAAATCAAAACAGATTTGATTGAGTTATCCTCATACTTCTTTAAGATTTCTACTCTCTTTGCAGAAGATCTTTGTGCAGAAGCAAGTTCCAAAACTTCAAATATAAAAGGATTGTTTGGAAGTTCCGTATTCGCAGAAATCTTTGCAGGTGCTGCTTTCTTTGCAGCAACTACTTTTGCCTTTGGTTTAGTTACCCTAGGTTTTCTAATCGTCGTCTTCTTGGTCGAGTTCGTCATAGCCATTTTCAAATCGTACTGCTAAAATTTCGTCAGGTAATACATTTCCATTTTCATCAAACATCTCTGGATGCGTGTAAATTGGTTGATTTACCCATGTATTCTCCCTTGCTAACCATCCTACCACACCTCCCACAAAAAAGAACATAATTGAAACAAGTGTTCCAATCGTAAGTGTTACTGCTAACATTTTTTTATACTCCAGAGATTTATTTCTTTCTAATATCCAGATAAAAGTTTAAATGAAATACAATCTCTCGTCGAAAGAGAGCAACCATATTACCAAACTTTATCTGAAAAGTTTTAGGCGGTTCTGGTATTCCCCTCCTGTTGCGTAGTAGCAACTCTACCCCACGATTTATGTGAGGATCTGATTTATTTAGATTTCTTTTTTCTTCGTCCAGGTCTTCTGTCACGACTATACCTCCATGCATCTTCTAAGATACTGTACAAATATGTTTTGATTTTTCTTGCTTGTGGTTTAGGAATATGCCCATATCCTTCACGAAGTTGTTTATGTTCGTTATCAGATCCACCAGCAAGATATTCATCAAGGTCCATAGTGAGTTCACTGAGTTCAGCAGCTGTGCTACTTTCAATGAAATGATCTATTTCATGTTTCTTAGTTTTATTATCTTTTAGATAATCATAAAACTTTAGATTCATTCTCCCCTCAAAGGCATTATCAATAGCATGTTCGATAAGATCATAGATGTCGATGAGGTTTTGTTCCATTAGACTAGTTTTTGTTCCCTTAGATATTTGACAGTTTCCATACATCCGCCAATAAGTTCATCATCTTTGACTACTCTTGGGAAGGTAGAACCTTCTCCAAATTTATCATAGAACTCTTCGCGGGTGAAGTCCCTGTTAAGTTTATATATCACATGCTTAATTTCTGCAAGTCGTAATACATGTCCGACTTTATCGCAATAAGGACATCCATCCTTTGAGTATACTATAAAACTCATTTCACAACTCCTTTCCAATCGTTTTCAAAAATTTCCATACCTTTGTCTGTAAGAATGTGGTCATACATTTGATCAAATACCTTTGGTGGCATTGTACAAATCTCTGCACCATTGTACCATGATCTAATAGCACGTTGCACATTACGGATTGATGCAGACAGAACCTGGGTTGGCATCCTATGGATACGATACAACTCAGAGATGGATCTGACAACCTCCAGACCTGCTACTGACTGGTCGTCTAAACGTCCTACAAAGGGAGAAACATATGTTGCCCCCGCCTTTGCTGCTAGGAC